GTCGGGGCCCCCGAAGCGTCGGTGCGTCGACTGCCGTGCGTCGACTGCCGTGCGTCAGCGACGGTGCGTCAGCGACGGTGCGTCAGCGACGGTGCGTCAGCGGCTGCGCGCCGGCGACGGTGCGCCGGCGACGGTGCGGCAGGGGGCCCGGGAGGCCGCCATCCAGTCGGACACCGCGGCATCAATCAGGGTCTGCACCCGCGGATCCAGATTCTCCCAGTGGATGGCGTAGCACCGGCGGTGCGGCGCCTCGCCATGGTCCACGTGCCTCACGACGCGCGCCTGCACGCGAACCACGTCTTCGCCAATGGCGATGCGCAACGCCACCGGATCACCCACCGACGGCAGCGGCTCGTGCTCCTCCAACTCGATGAGCATGCCTTCGTGCGAGAGATCGAGGGTGCGGAGGACCTGGTCGCTCTCGTCGGCGACGAAATGCAGTCCGTGTGCCCTCGGCGACCTGCGATGGTCATCCGTCATGGCGCACCTCCCCGGGAGGTCCAGGCGCAGTCTTTGCGGCGGCCGGGGTGGCGCTATAGATTGGAACAGTCATTCCAGCAGGTACCCAAACGGACGCTGAAACAGTATTGGACACTCCGTTAAATTGAAGCATTCGCATATAACAAGACACAGACGACATCACGTACAGCTCGGTAAGTGAGGCGACATAGTCGACGTTGAAGTAATCATAAGTTGTTCCGCCCACACTAAGTGGTACAGAAGCGAGTTCCATCACGGGATTGCGTCCCTGCAAACCCACTCTTATTATTCCTTTCAGACAAGTTCCGGAGGCGGAGCTAGGTTCTAGAGGAACAGAAGGAGCGGTGTGCAGGTCCAATCTTGCCGTGCCGGCGGAAGGCAGGCGCGGTGTGGTTGTTACGGAGACGTAACTCGCAAATGGCTCAGGAGTGAGCACGGCTATTGAGTAACCATCAACGGTGTCATTGTATGAAACATCTTTCGATTTAACAAAAGTTGCCTTGCATAGTAATTCAGGGGACAGCGAAGGGGCATAAACTTGTTTCGCCTCATCGTTAGGAAGCATGGAAGACCATGCCAACTCACGTTTGGTAGCTTGCGAATACAAGTCTTTAAATCTTTTATCATTAGCAGAATTAGCAGAATTTCTCGAATTCATTGTTGGGTAGACCTAAATCAAAGGTTGGTTGAAGTCTAACCCCCCGTGATAATAACGTTTATCAGAGCCTACGGGGTGCTTTTAAGGACATCCCAGGTCCATGGGCCAGTGTTTCTACACGTCCGCTGATAAGCGGGCATGTTGGTACTTACACTTATCACCGTAAGTACATTTGCCGTGCAACTCGTCACGGCAAATCCCTTTAATATCGTGCAGAAACTTGCACTCACTTCCCCTGGTGCACTTGCCACCATGAAAGTGGCGTTTGCACACCGGGAATTCAGCATCAGGAGGCCTTGGCGCGGCATCCTTCTTCCTAGTGGGTGATTTTGATGCACCCTCTGTAGGTGCGGGGGCTGGCTTCTTAGTGGTAACAGTTCCCTCTTTCTTAGGGGCAGGAACTGTTTTCTTAGTGGGCGTAGCAGAGGGCTTGGGCTTAGTGTCAGGCGAAGGCTTATGGGGTGTGAACTTCGCAGCTGGTACAGCTTTCTTCCCAGAGGACTCATTAGGGGGATTCCTCTTGTTAGGGTGCTGATATTTCTTCTTCTCCTCATCTTTCTTCTCGGGGACTGTTTCCTCCTTCTTGCTACTACCTTGATCAGTAGAAGCTTCAGCTGGGGAAGGGAAATCCTTATCACCAGGACTCGTGATGGCGGGACCCAGAAGCTTGTGTCCTTTGATCGTAACCGTGAAATGCTCCGGCGGTTCGTCTTCAACTGACATAAGTGGGACCACGTCATCCAGATGGGTGACACGGATGAAACGGGTGTACCAGGCGAGAACTTCTGCTTCGCTTTTCTTGGTCTGTTCGCAGAACATTCGAAAGCTCGGGCAAAGGCTCCCATCCTCGCACATCAAGGTTTCATGGGATGAATAGGGTGAAGAATAGACACCGGAATCTGCGAACTTCTCGAAGAGATGTTCGGCTTGGACTGTTCCGGTTCCAACTGACTGCATTAGATATTCACGTCTTTCTTGAACATCTATTTTGCCTGAACGGCACAGGGAGAGAACTTTCCGCGCAATGTGGCCGACAAAATTATGGGCGTCGGTGACGTAATATCCAACTGCTTTGCGCCAGGCAAGAACTGACTGCGCAACGTTACGATCGGAATTACTGCTGAAATGGAACTTGGAAAGCGCCCTAAAAGGGTCACAGAAACTTTCCGGTGAACTCCAATTCGTCCACACGCGACCCAGGAAACTGATTGGGTCTCCTGGGAGTAGCAACTTGGCTTTGAGCACCATGCCGAGATTGGCACACGTTCTCATATACGTCTCATGGTTAGGGGTACGTAATAATCCATCATCACCAGCGCATAATCCTATTCTCGCATATGCCTCATCCGGTCCAATGTTCAGATCTCGGAAATGGCAATATTGGCAGAAAGCGTGCGAAATAGTGTTATCCACACTCGTACTAGCGGAACCGCTCTTTTGGGAGTCGGCAGTGTTATAGGTAACACCGTTGCTACTAGTGAACACTGAGTATGACAAATCATATCTCAGGGCTCTAATTTCTTCGGAATACGATGGGTCGAAAGCTCGACACATTAGGGCAGTATTCAAATCAACCAGGAGGGTTGATTGAGTACCATCATACGCGCTGAAATCGCCTTCGATCAAGTCGCCCATTGCCATATTACAAGCAATGTCTTTAACCTTGGCTCCCATATCTAGGGGAGGACAACCGAAGCAATACCAGTGTGTGGTTTTCAAGAAATTCGAGAGTGGTTTGGTGAAGCGTGAGAAAGTGGCGACGTGTTGGGGGTCCACGGCGCTGATGTTTCGAGGTGCCTTGATGCTGTTATAGCTCTCCGTCTTTTGGAATGCTTTATGCATGTATTCCAACGGGGCCGAAAGGGCATTAGCCCA